TTCAGTGCACCATCAAACCACTGTCGGAAACTTGCCCCGTCAGTGATTCCAAGGGCGGTAAGCGTCGGTCCGATAGATGACGGATTATCGTCAATCCAGTCAGCGTACAGACCCATGAGGTCTGGGTTCTTGGTGAGCTTATCCAGTACATCTTTGGGATCTGGCATGATGTCTTCAACGCTAACCTCAACGCCGCCGATGACGGCCTGCGCTAGGGCGAATACGTTATTAAGGTCGCCAAGGGTCTTGTTTAGTCGAGTATTGGTTGGGCTATCGCCAACGGCAATGCTTGCTTGGCTAATGCTTGCGCCAACGGATGTGTAGAGGTCGCTGTCCTTTGAGATGCCAGACTGTACCAGTCGGTTCTTGAAGGAGTTTGCCCACGAACGGAACTGCGCGTTGGTTGCGGTTCCAGCCTTGACACGGTTAGACCACTTGTTCGCCTCTGCGTTCCACTCGTACTGGAATGCGTCATACACCGCATTGGTGTAGGCAACGCTCCCAGGATCAAGAACCTTGAGCGACTCCAGGGTAATCTTCTGATACTCGGCTGCGGTCAACTCGCCACGGACAAGACGCTGGCCCTGATACTTTAGATAGGCGCTTGTGGTCGTCTCAATGGAGTTTGCGTAATCCGCAATGTCGTTAGGATCAGTGGATGTCTGCGCCTCATTGCCAAGGAAGTCAATGATCTCCTGATAGTTTGAGCCGTCGGTCGTATTGAAGGTCGAGATCAGCGCATTGAACTGCTTCTTCAGATCGTAGTTATTGAGGTCAGACTTCTTCTGGAAGATTGCCTGATACTCAAGCGAACCTGGGGCGTAGCCAGATGCCGAAGCCCACTGGTCATAGAACGACTGAATGTCAGCCGCCGTTGGGACAACGCCATTATAGGCAGTCCCAGTTCGGTAGGCATCGAGAAGTGCCTGCTCCTCTGCGTTTTTTCGCTCACGCAGAAGGCTGGTAATCAGCGCGGTAAGGTTCTGTCCGCCCGAATTCGGGCTTGTGAATCGTCCTCGTCGTGCCATTATGCAGGTACCTCATTGGTGCCAGTCGGCGCTGGGACAAGGTTCTCTTCTCCTGGCGCTGCGGCGTTTTCTGGCATGGCTTCAGGCGGCAACTGCGCCTGGTTCTCTGGCTGGTTTAGAGACTGGCTCCCAGGAACGCCCTGTTGGAGCGTTCGCTGGGCATTCGCAGCTTGTTCTTGCGACATCATCGCCTGCTGTTGCTGCATCATGGCCATCTGCTGCATGACCTGCGACATCGTGGCGACGGCGGCAGGGTTCAGTGTGGCATCAGTCTGCTCATCACGGATGAGATCCTTCTCGCCAATCGGATCTTCCACGCCCACTCGATCCATGGCACGCTCGGCGCTCCACAGTCGGTTCTGGACAAGGTTGATCGCGGTACTGGCAAGTTCCAGCGTGTCTCGCGGCGTCAGTTCTGGCGCAACGATGTCAATGCGGTACTGACCGCCAATGATCTCGGCAACGGCTGGATTCTTGATCTCCCAGATGCGGGCGCACATCTCCCATACCTGTCGCATCCACTGGTAGAACACCTTGCGCTTAGGGGCAAGGCGTGCTTCGTAGTTAGCGATGAGCGCGGCGATGGCTCGTGACGAACCAAGTACCTGCGCTGGTGCAAGACCAAGGAGCAGGTCGTTCAATCCCGTTGCCACAGCAAGTTCTCGGTCGATACGACCGATGTACTGCTCAATCTGGAACGATGGAATGAACGGCTGGATGGCACGAAGTTCGTTGCCAGGTCCAGGGGTTGCGACGCGGCCTGGCTTTGGTAGCGCGTTTGGCGGTACCTCATCAGGAGCCTCTGGCCCAACGAGCTGCCACATCTGCCCACCGACGATGGACTGAATCATCTGCGCCATGGCGGTGACTCGCTCGTCCTTCTCTCGGAGCAACTGCTCAGCATCGTAGAGTGCTGGCTTACCGTATGGGCTACCAGGGATCTTGCCGTTTGGTAGGTGAACATACGGGATCTGTCCCTGATATTCTGGGTGCGCGTCGTTCTTCACCAGCGAGTTGCCGACAAAGATTGCGTTGTACACGAGCGGAGCCTTACCTGGCTTGGTTGGCACCTTGTACCAGTAGTCGTAGACCTCAACCTGCATCTGCTCGTAGGCAGTCTCGCGGCGGAGCGGATTGCGCTCAAAGGTGTTGGACCACACGTTGCCGATTGGGTCATCGTGTGTGCCACGGGTGGTGTATGGGAAATACTTGTCGCCCTGCTTGACAGGGATGACCTCAACGCCGTAGTCCTCTTGGACTGACTGCGGAGACATACCGTAGCAGTAGAGCGCCCAGTCTAGGCGATTGAAGTCGCTATCACCGAACCCAAGGTAAAGGTTCTCTGGTCGTTCAATGACGCTGATCTTTGGCAGTTCGGCAACTGGATCCCAGTACACTTTTGCCGCCGTGTGGCCATAAAGTTCCTTGAGAAGCGCGGCGTGCTCGTGGAGCAAGTCCATCTCGTTGGCATCCCACCAGCGGAAGTAGAGTCGCTCGCGCAGTTGCGCGGCATCGCGCTCTTCGGGGGTTGGTCCAGTGGCAACATAGTTGACGACTGGTCGCACAGCCTGGATGGAGGCTGGGATCTGGACATAGGCGTGGTGGATGTTGACCGAGACGTGTGCTCGACCAGCGAGCCGTGCGCTTGGGTCATCTGCCCAGTGGTCAGCACCGCCAAGGGTGATGGTCTCTGGGTGGTAGAGGTTGTCCATGCGGCGGAAGAGTGAACGTAGGCGGTTCTGCTCTGGCTCCACCAACTGCTTGCGACCAAGGATTTCCTGAAGGAGAAGGTGTGCTTCGTCCTTGCTTGGGTCAATCCCCTGACCGCTGAGGGAAGTCTCGGACATCTTGACGGAAGCCTGTTCGCCAAGGGTGAGCTTCTCAAAGTTCGGCTTGATGCGCGTAGAGGCGCGGTTTCGCGCCGTGATGGATGGGTCGTTGATGCCGATGCCAGCACCGCCAGCAATTGACTGGTTTGCCTGGCCCTTGACTGAACCCTGCTTGTTGATGGTGATATTGTTGAATACTGGCGCGGTGGCAATTGGCTTACCAGCAGCGGCAGCCGCAACGATACGCTGACCCTTGGCTAGTTTACGAGCCTTCTCGGTGGCAGAGCCAATAGAAGCAATCTGCTCAGGCGTGGCGATATCAGGGTCAGTCGTGTACTGCGCTGGAATCGCCCGCGTTCCTTCGAACGCTGCGGGGATCTTTCGTACCTTGTCGGCCATCAGTCACTCACTCCAAAATATGTGAACACTGGATCGTTCACGGGCTTCTCTGGGTTTCGCAAAGCGTGTCGCACAGCAATGGCCAGTGCCATCACTGCATCTTGCTCCAGCTTCTTATCATCCAATTTGTAGGTGAGGAGTTGCCTGCGCATCTCATCCCACGCACCGCCAGTTGGCAGTTCGATTTGTCCTTTGTCTAGGACCGCTTTCAAGTCATTGAGCAGTTCCACCTTCTTCGCCTTGGTCCCACCGAAGTCAAACCCTCGGAGCGGGCGGATGATGCTGAACTCCTGCTGAAATAGTCGTCCACCGAGTCCTGTGGAATCGACGATGGTGGTGCAGTACGCACCGTCTTGCTGGTATAGGAGGTGTCCTTCGCGGACCATGTTCACGACGGCAGAGATGCTCTGCTTGCCGCCACGCTTTCTAATCCGCGTGCCGCGAAGGAGTTTTCTGTCAGTAATGTCGAGTGTAATCGCCCACGTTGCGTCATGTGAAATCCCTGGGTCTACACCCTGGACATACTTATGGTGACGTGTCGGGCCTAACTCTGCGACTCCTGATTTGAATACTGCCTGAATGGACTGGGACCAGAAGAATGCGTCCCTAGCCTCAATGAAGAATCCGTCAATGTTCTGGGGGATGAGGTACTCAGCCTGCTGGCGAACAACATCATCAAAGTTCTCTTGGGTTAACCCGTACCCGATGTTGTCACGGGTAGACAATCGGAACGAGATGAACTTGTCGTCGCGGGCTGGGTTCTCTGGGTTGCCCTTCTCCCACAGGTCCGCGTATTCGTTGAACCCCTCAGTCGGCGTTCCAATGAAGTGGAGTGGCCCACCAGTAGAGAGTCGCCGTAGGTTTAGCACTTCTTGGTAGATCATGAGCAAATGGGGTTCAAACGCCGCTTCGTCAAACGAGATGCCGTTCATGTCCTTACCAAGGAGAGCCTTGGCTCGATCCTGTGTAGTTCGGAAGTGGATGCTCGCTCCGCCCACGATAGGGTTGAACTTGATCCACGGATACTCACCGCGATACTTCTTGGTGGTCTCTACGATCTTACCAAGTTCCTTGACCATCGGGCAACCACGACCTTTTTGGGCGGGGTGCTGGCCAGTGAGGATGGTCTCAATTTCTCGGAAGACTAGCTCTGCGGTCTCCTGCTGGATACCGATGTGGAACCAGTCATAGGGAGAGTCTAGCCACGCAAGGTGGGACTGGGAATCACCATATTTCGGGTTTGGAAGTCCCAGTTTGTACAAGGCGTGGTGGAAACAGACCACCGCCATTGCCATCGTTTTGCCCGCACGGTTGCCAGCGGATACGACGGTTGTGATGTATTTCGGTCGGTACCCAGAGTCATCGCGCTCGGAGCAGGACTTCCACCATGCAACCTGCCCAGGATTCCCCTGGATGCCAAGCCACCTGCGAGCAAAGAACTCGATGTCAGAGCGACCACGAGCCAGATCGACCGCAACTTCATTGGCTAGTTGCTTCAAGCCTTGTTGCGCTTGCTGATCGCGGCTGCCTTTGCACGGGCATCCGTCTTGCTGCTGGCACCCCAAGCCTGAAGGCTAAGGAGTAAGCGTGTCGGTTGACCCTTCGCGTCACGCTCTGGACCAGGCATACCGCCCATACGGGCGAGGAATGAAGCTCGTCGCGGGTTATCTCCGCTCTTGACTGGAGCCTTCAGTGTACCGCCAGTCTGCGCCTTGTAGGACGCGCGACCCTTGGCATTGAGTCCGCCCTGCGGATTCTTGCCTTCCTTGCGTTGCCATGCAGCACTCTTGGGCATTAGATAACTCCTTCGGCAGCAGCCGAATTCATGTGGTGGGTATCGTGGACAACTTGGCCGTCAACTGGATGGAATGGTCCGCCAAGGTCACGCCAGAAGGTTGCGTCTGCAAGATCTGGGTTTGCCTTGCCCATGTCCGTTGTCCATCGGACGGTTGTTGGGCGGTGCATCACTTGGGTGTAGTTTAGGATTCCGTACCCATCGGGAATGATGCGGTCTGCTCCATTGGTTTCTTCTCGGTACCCTGTGCGCTGCTGCGTGCAGTATACAGCGCCCCAATCTGGGTTGTCAAGTAGAGCCTTGAGCATGACCTCAAACTTGGTCTCTGAGGGCATGGAGCCATTGTCCACATAGACAATGGCATCCGCCTTCGTCCTGTCCAGCACGTAGTTAATCTTGTTGGAGTATGGGATAACCGCATATCGGTCGCCATCTCGTGGCGTTGGCAGGAGGATGGGGGTCACGTTCACGCGCCAGAGTTTGTCTAGGGCCGCGCTCGCAACATCAAAGTCATCTTGCCCCTCACACATAATCCAAATCTCATCTGGAATCTTGCTAGAGGTCAGGACTCGCTCAATGAGCGGATAGGTGTTTTCGTGTCGACCGTACATGGTCATGATGACCGCGAGCTTCAACCCTTGATTCTCCCAATGATGTCGCTTGTTGAAATGCCAGCGGTGTAGGGGATGTACAGCATCTTGATGCCTTTGCGGTCTAGCCACTCCTGGCTAATCCCCAGTTGCCCCATCAGGGCTTCCCCAGTCCAGTCATCACCGTGGGCAATGTGCTTGATGTTTAGGTTGCTGAGGAAGTCAATGGTGTAGCCGCTGTCTTCGTCCCCAATGTTGAGGCAAACATCATCAACCCACTTGCACGCCCGAAGCGATTCCATCCGTTCGCCAATCGACAGGATTGGCTCTCTCTTGTAGCGGGAAGCAAAGTCATCGGTATTAAGAGAGACGATGACCTTGCCGTGCTTACTGCACTCTTCTAAAAACTTTGCGTGTCCGTAGTGGAAGAGGTCAAATGTCCCACCGACATAGACCCACGCTTCAGGCATTACTTCTTCTTCTGAACGCCGTAGTCCGTGGAGCTTGGGTCAAGTGCCTTCACAACAATCTGGAGTGCGGACGCCAGGCCTGCGCTTACGATGGTGCGGAAGTCGCCGCCATTAATGTCAAGCAGGGGGATGCCCAAACCAAGTGCGACCGAGATCGACACGGTGAGGAACGTCCGAACTGCATCAAGCAGCATCTCGTCAATCTTGCTGTTGTCTGTGATGTACTTGAACCATGCGCCAATCTTACCCATGATGGTCTTCTCCTTCTTAGCGGCCTCAGCCGCGTTTCCTGCCAGAGCCAGACCCTTTGCTCCGATTGATGCCCAGTCGACCTTTTCCAGGGCTTTTACAGCCACATCCAACTCGGATGGTGTCTTAGTACCAGATTCTACTTTCTTAGCCTCTACGGGCTTCCTAGGTGCCTCTACGTTGATTGTGGGAGCCACTTGCGCGACCACTGGAGCGGGGGCAGCCACTGGCACAGCGACTGGCGCTGGTGCGGCAACCTTGCCTGGGTGCGTGACGATCAGCAGGCACTTGAAGTCAGCCTTGACCTTCTTTGCCTTGACCTTGCTGTTGGCGATCTGGCGGAGTTGCGCCTCTGTGACTGGCACGCCGAACTTCTCGGAGGCTACCTTCTCATCGCGCGTAGGGCAAGTCCACTGCCAGCCGTGATCCTCGCACCAGCCAGCCGACGTCATATGACCGTAGCCGAGCTTGATCTTCTCTGGCTTATTCTTTGACCACCACTTGTGCCAGCGGTCATGCCATGCCGAGATCTTCACGCCTGCTGGGTATTCGACTGCTTGCTGGACCCAGACCATCAGCGCAGCGCCATTCTTGGCGGCGGCGACAGCCTCCTCCCACGACTTGGCGTAGCGAGCCTTGCCACCTAGGTGGGCGATCACCTTCGCAGCCTCAGCGAGAGAGCCGCCGTTATCGGACTTGCCCTGCACATCCTTGCGACCAGTGACCTTCTTCATTGCCTCTACGCCCTGGGCCGCGCTGTAATCTACCGTGTAGCCAGAGGCCCACGAAACGGCAGCAGCACAGGACGACCACGTGCAGTCGTCAAGGATCTGCTTGGCGCCCTTCTGCTGGGCTTCTGCGTCAGAGTAGAGTTGCGACTTGACCCGATATTGCATTCGTTAATCCTTCCAGCGTAGTGGTCCAGTAAGGAACCACACTAGCGTCAGACCCGTGAAGATTACTGACATGGTGTCTTTTGTTGCCCCGTCTGGCAGTACGACTACCGCGAAGAGCAGACCGAGGATCGTCCATGATCCACCGACGAGATCGTTAATAATGCGTGAAATCATTTCTTTCTCCCTGTGTTGGAGGCTGCGACAGCAGCCGCTGCTGCTTGGGCTACCTGGCTTACGATGATTGCCACCGCAACTGGTTGAGCCTGCTTTTTCTCCTCGACCGAGAGATCTTTGCCTAGGGTGGTTACCGCAGTAATCGCTTCCCCGATGCTTTCTGAAATTGCTGCGACTGCTTCGCCAACAGCCTCTGCTACTGCGTCCGCTGGCCCTTCAGGAGCCACGCTAGGACTTGGAACTGGTTCAGGACTCGGAGTGATTTCTTCGCTTGGAGTCGGGCTTGGAGTCGGCGTTCCGCTTTGTTCTGGACTAGGATCTGGAGTTCTCGTTGGAGTTGGTGATGGTCGCTCACTCGGAGTTACAGTTGGAGTTCTGGTAGGAGTTGGCGTAGCTTCTGGAGTTGGTTGTAGCGTTGGTTCAGGCGTCGGAGTAGGAGTCGGTTCTGGCGTAGGGCTTGGCGTCGGCTCTTCAGTCGGAGTCGGAGTCGGCTCTGGTGTTGGCTCTGGCGTCGGCTCAGGCGTCGGGCTGGGTGTAGGCTCTGGTGTCGGCTCAAGGCTAGGCTCCACACTCGCGCTCGGCGTTGGGTTCGGTTCCCACGGAATCGGATCCCACGGTCGATTTGGTAGGCACAGTCTCACCCACAGTTCTTCGGCTGGCTCGTCCGCCCACCAGAATGGACCCCATAGTTGCCATTCCCCCGTGTACGGATTCGTTCCCCCGCACCAAATTTCCTGCTGGTCTGCACGTGCAATTCTTGGAAGAACAAGGCTTACTGCGACCAGAAGTACCAATAAGGCTGCGGAACGCAATCATGACTCCGATTCTCCGACCCCTAATGGCTTGATTTCTGTTGCCTCAATGATCTGGTAGGTAGCGCCGCCGCCCAAGATGCCTGCAAGTTGCAGTGCAACCTCTCGATCAGCGCCCTTCTCCTGTCGTCGGTCAATCATTTCCTGTGCGCGAAGGCCCTCTGCGAGCGATGGGGTCAAATCCCCGTCTTGCACCGCGCTATGTACGTAGTCCCGCACCAGCATTGCCAGGTCGCCCGTCGCCTTGATGGTCTTTTTCTGCTTGCGAAGGTGGTTGATGGCAGAGATGCGCTTGTGTTCGTGGTCTTCGGTAAGGTGGTCACGCTTGTGCTTGCCAAGGGTAATGCGGGAGATGTAGTGACCAGCGTCTGCAAGCCACTTGGAGAGCTGCACATCGGACATTCCGTCGCGCATCTTCTTGTTAATTGCCTCAACCAGCGGGCTGCGGCAGACGTGGCATCCCGTGAGGACTGGTGCCAGATCAGTCACGTGACTCCAGCGCGGCTGTCAGGGAGACTAGTGCTTTAGTTCGAGTTGCCCCAGTGCCAGTGACGATGGGATCGCTCCACAAACCGTCCGATGCACCAGCAGTCCACACGCCGTCTACCTGATCTAGCAGGGTGACCTGCAAGCCACTCAATGTGGCAGCAGCCGTTGCGTTGTTGAGTGCTTGAAGTTCAGCGTCCATTACGCACCGATCCTTCCAACACTGAGTGCTGGATACGCGCCAGCGACCACAACTGTGTTGAGTGCACCACCTGATTGCTGCAAGGCTGAAATAGTGACTAGGTCACCTGCTGCCAGGTAAAGATTTGTTGAAACCGAAAGAGTTGTTGACCCAGCTGGCGCAGCAAGAACTGAAATACTTCCAGCATCTGACCCATTGACATGGATGCCTAAAATTCTTCGACCAGTTGAGTTAGCAGCAAAGGCGATGTTTGCGGTGACGCAGTAGAAGCCAGCCTGCCCAATAGCGATGCGATCATTTGCATTGCTGAACCAACTCTTTGGATCGTATGTTCCAGTAGTAGGTGTGGTGCTTGCCGTGTCCAGCGCGATTGTCGTTGAGGTGTTGTTAGTCATCGACTGCGTTGCTGATGCAACGCTGGCACGCGATACATACAAGGAGTTTGCGCCATTGATATTTAGATCATTAAACGTGACGTTGCTGCTTGTAGCAACCGCTTGGCCAATAGAAACAGTCTTTGCCGCAGCGTTGGCATCCGCGCCAGTAACGGTAACGCCAGTACCAGCGTCAAGAGTGGCAACAAAGTTTCCGCTGGTAATGCTGCTTGTAGTGTGGGTGTGGACGTCAGAGGCATAACTTGCGCTCAATCCAACAGTGACAACACCAGCGGTGTCGGTTGACGCCGTGATCGGTGCCGTGCCGTTGACGGCGGTGATATAGGTACCAGATGGCTGGTAGGGGTGGGTATGGACAGATGCGGCAATTCCAGCTCCAGAAATGGAATCTTTTGTCCATAGGCTGCTGGAGGTTTTGTATTGAATGATGTCTCCGTCAGATGGGTTGTCTGCGGATACGTCGTGCAGCCACTCTAGGTGGAAATTTCCAGGTACGATTCTAATAGCGATTTGTCCAGTGCTTGCGTGTCGAACGGTCGTGAACGCAACTGCTAGATCATGCTGTGGACGAACTTCCGTAAGTTTTCCTGGGACTGTTGGGTGGGCGTACAAAATGGTCCCCTCATCCCAGTCCTCATCGCCAACCGCTAGTGCGCTTGCTGCGGTTCCCCTAGTGTCAAGGCCAGTAAGCGTTCCGAAACTCATAACAATTCCGTTTACGCCAACACCAATATTTTCAGTTGCAATACCCATTACTCGAAGTTCTGAGTCCTGAAGCCCAGTAACCGAGAACGGTGCGATGTCAATTCTTCCGCTCGGTTCGGCTCCAGTTGCCGAAACTAGCGTGCCCTTGAGAATTGTGGAAGCGGTGTTGTTTCGTACCAGGTACACTGTTGCCTGTGCTGATGAGGCGTTTCCAGCGGTAATCGCGGACTGGTCAATGCCAACAGTAATTGCTGTGGTGCCAGAGGCGGTGATTGGGGCGGCACCAGTGATGGAGGTGATGTAGGTACCGAATGGCTGGTAGGTGCCATCGTGGAGGTGGCTGGTTGTAGAGTAGCTGGCATTAAGGCTGACGGTTGAGGTACCAGCAGCAGTCGCAACGCTGATGGGCGATGTGCCAATGATGGTTGCTCCACCAGCACCAAAGTCACCAGTCGCCGTACCAGTGAGGACGATATCCCCAACGGTGAGGCTAGACATCTGGATAACCCCCGTCGTAGGGGTTTCGGTAATGATCACAGAACCATCGGAGATCTGCAACGCCCAGTCCACAAGAAACTCCTCATGGAACGCATCTGGGAACGTGTGGGTAGAACCAGCAGCGCCGACGAAATCATTGTTTCGCCAGCGGCTGTTGATTACCTTGGTTGAGGTAAAGCGGGACAAGGGCTACTTGCCCTTCGCGGTCTTAGCAGACTGCTTGAATGCCTTGGCAGTAGGGGCGCCCTTAGCGCCGACCTTGCGCATCTTCTCGCCAGAGCCAGCGGCAATGCGCTTCTTCTTGGCGTTGATGTTTGCGTAGAGGCCCTTCTCGGCTTTCTCCGCCGCAGCCTTACCAGCCTTCGTGTACGGGAACTTCTTCCCACCGACCATTGGCATTACTTTGCTCCTCGATCCTGTCGACCTACGCGAGGCTTTGGCATATTAAATCGGTATCGATTATCCACTACCTTATATCCGCTAACCTTAGAGCCAATCCTGAATGTCCCAGCACTTGGGGTCTTTGTAGTAGCGAGTTCTGATACTGGTGCTCGTTGACCAAACTGTCCGTAGGACTTTGGATACGCCTTTGAGCCAACTCGTTCGCCTGGCGACGTAAGTCGACCACTAGCACTCTCGTTTCCAAACTTTTTAAGATACGCGACTGTTTTCGCATATTCTTTTCCAGCAACTTTACTGGCAATTCGAGCCTCAAGTTGCCCTGCGCGTCCAACTTTACCAATAGCACGAAGTGCGCTGGCAGCCTTGACAACCTTGCCGATTGGCAACGCCATAGCAAGTGAAGCAGGGTCAAACTGGAGACCCTTCTTGCCAAGTGTAACGATACCCGAGGTCAGAACCTCACCAGCCTGCTTGAGACTGATGCTCTTGACGCCAGAGGCGGAACCCGTGAGGGGTGCGCCCTTCTTGATGGCAGTTCCAATCTCTTTTCCAGTAAGTAGTTTCCCTGCTGTGTTAGCTTTCCGCTTGGCAGTCCCAGAGGTTCGGTTCATTTCCTTCTTCTTTGGCATTAGTCTTCTCCTATGCTCGGCATCGGCAAGAGCCGAGCCAAAGGTACCGAAAGCGAGTCAGCCGCTCGCTCCGTTTCAACATCCCATACGTGGCTGAGGATGCTATGCGCCGCTGATCCCAGCGACTCTTCCAACGCCTCAACGAGACGCTCCACCCCTGCCTGGTGCAGGTGGATGAGTTCGTGCGCTACCACCCGTCGGATCTCGTCCTTCTTCTGCTTCCAGAGATCTGGAGAGAAGCGGATGGTGGCGTTGTACAGGTTCGTGCTGACTTCTACGTCAGCCCAGGAATCGTCAGGCGGAGCGCCAGCTCCTACCGTGACTGTCCAATGCCCCAGTCCGAGGATGTCCTTGCAGCGATTGACGTATTGTGAAACTGCCTTGGACATTCGACCCCCTCTGAATCGGTAGCGTTGTAACTATTAGCGGCCTCGTCGTGGCATTACTGGCGTGGTCCTTCCGCCTGGCCTTCCGCCTGGCCCCTTAGGCCTCAATGGCAGCTGGTTGGGATCGCGGGTAGTTGGGGCGGAGTTATTAGGACGAGGGCCAGGCTTAACCCCACCATCTGGTCGGCTAGGGTTCTTTCGCAGTTGATCCATGATGAACTTTTTCTCTTCTGCGGTTTTTGGCTTCACTGGGCCGCGCTTATCAAAGTCATCGCGCTTTCGTACTGGTCCTTCCATACGGTTCATGCCGCGCTTCTTTGGCGCAACTGTCTTAGCTGGGCCGCCTGGCCCACGTCGGACTACGCCACGCTCGTCAACTGGACGGCGCTCTGGCTTTGGCTTTGGCTTTGGATTAGCCCTCTTGTTGCGATCAAAATTTCGGATCGTGTCTGTCGGACCAGGGTATACGTCTCTTCGGTCTCGCTTGCCATACACGTCTTCTAGGTCTGGCTTACCATATACGTCATCTCGTGGCGGCTTTGGCAAACTCCTTCTCATTACCATTTTAAACTCCTTGGGTTGCCCCATTCTTAATCTGGCCTAGCGGCCAGAGCGAACTCTATTGAGTGAGAGACCAGTCTCTGGAGGGTTGAGTTCGTTGCCCCCTCTTTATCTCCCCCATATAACCAGAAAAACGGGGGGTTTATGTCAAAAATAACATGATTAAGATGTCTTAATCTTTATGAGGGAGGCTGTCGAGCACAACTTAACAGGGCTGCGTTAACAAACTGGGCTGAAACCCTTCTCAAAAGGGGGGTGGCCTTATCAGAAGGGGTGTTCATTGCGGGGTTGGGTGTTCCTATCACAAACGCACCCCCCCTCAGACATGCTACGGGGGGAGGGGGGGTGTTAAGAATCCGCAACCTACACGACAAGGGGGGTTGTCGTGCTAAGACAAGGGGGATTGTCGAGGGGGGTAGGGGGGCGAAGGTGGGCGATACCCCCCCCATGGCATAGGCCGTGCCATACCCCCAAGCTACCCCCCCGCCCTAGCCGTACCCGATACCCCCCAAGCTAGGCCGTACCCCGTAGGCCATGCCCCGCGCCCCGTAGGGGCTCGATAGCTTGCCCGTGGCACATAGTGCCGCCCCGCCCGTTATCGCCCCGCTACGTTGCCCGTTGGCCTATGTTCGAAACCGAACACATGTTCTATTCTAGATTATTGCGAAAACTTATCCAAACAACAACCAAACTGCAACCTTTACCCCCTATGCAAGGGGCTAGCTAGCCGTTAGGGTATGCATAGGCGGCCAGTGTGGGCATGAGCTCACACCCCCGCCCAAAACTAAGGGGGTATCCCATGAGGGAATACACCGAGGCCGAGGCATACCAGCTCGGCTATGCAATGGGCTATCGGGCGGCTAAACTGCTCGAGGCCGCGAGATCGAAGGAGCAGGGCGCAAGCTTTGCCCGCGCTACGGGGGCGATGATGTTCGCCGTCCAGAGCGTGCTCGACCGTGGGGACGCTGGGCTCTCCGCCCTAGCCCGTAGCTACGCCGAGGGCGTAAAGGGCGGGCGCGACGCGTCCCGCCTAGCGGGGGCGCCCGTCGAGGCGTAGCTGAGAGGCCGCCCGCGCCTAGCGGGTACACGGGGGGCGGGGTAGTACCCGCCCCCCATAGCTGAGGAGAATAAAACTATGAGCATGACGCGACAAAACTATGAGGCGCTGGCGGCAACGCTAGGCCGCGCCGTAGCCGTGGAAGCGATCGAGGATAGCCCCGCACGGGCGGAGCTATGCACGGGGGCGGCCTATCGGGTAGCCCTCGCCGTAGCCGATAGCTTGCAGGATTCTAGCCCGCGCTACAATCGGGCGCGATTCCTGGCCGCCGTGCGCATGCACGGCAACGCTACGCACGATGAGCTAGGCGGCACGCCCGCGCTAGTATGGCCGCTAGGCGAAGGGGCGCGATCATGAGGGGGCGGCCTATCGTATCGCTCCGCACAATCGCGGAGCATGAAGCGGCGGAGCGCCGTGCGCGTATGATCCGCCGCCTCGTATGGGCGGCGCTTATTATCGGCACGATCGGGGCGCTGGCGATCCCGTGCTACCCCCTTGCGGGGTACGCGTGCTAGGGGTACAATCGAAGGGGGCGGGAGAATCCCGCCCCCATAGCTTAGGGGGTGTAATCATGGCCAAGGGGTACACAATCGACGCGGCACGGGTAGCCGCCGAAGCGTCGCGGGTACGCGGCACGCATTGCGCGATCATCACGCGCTACTACGGCGCGACAAATACCCGCGGGGCGCGGATTGTCGCACGCCTAGCAGGGGCGGCGAAGCGCCCCCGCGTATCCATCGGATACCCGTATGAGCTCGACGATCTAGGCCGCCACACGGCGGCGGCGCTCGCCCTGCTCGATAGCATGCGGCACGAGGGCGACGCCTACGCGCCCGTTCTCGTATCGGCGGGCGCTATCGAAGGGGGGTATGCGTTTACAATCGACACCCCGCCCGCCTATTAGGGGGCGGCATAGCTACGGGGGCGGCGAGGGCGTCGCCGCCCCCTATTGACACCCCGCGCCGCTAGGCGTAGGGTATGGCGTAGGGCGGGGAGAATCCCCGCCAGAATCGAAGGGGGTAATCATGAGCAGGATCGAGCTCACCATCACCCGCACGGCGGGCGTAAACGGCGGCGGCTATCGGATCGCCGCGATGGTAGGCGGCGCGTATGTGTCGCGGCTGTTCTTGGGCTATACGCGGCGCGAGGCCGTGCGGCTATTCCGCGAGGCGGTACGTGCAGGGGGTGTAGCATGAGCGCGGGCTATACGGCGACATACAATCGCGCCCACATGGGCAAAGCTTGGGCGATCGCGGGCTATACGCTCGACGGCGGCGGGCTATGCACGGCGTGCGCGGATAGCCGCTTCGACGCGGCGACGCTATCGGGCGAAACTAGCGGGGATAATACCCCTAGACCGATTTACGTAGACGAGGCGCAAGAATACCGCGAGGGCGGGGATCATCGCGGCGGGTGTGGCCTATCGTGCGGCACGTGCGGCGGCGTAGTTGTGGCGGCGTGCGATCCATGCCGCGCTAGTATCGAGGGGGTGTAATCATGGCAAGGGCAAAGTATCGAGCTACACGGCGCGACATTGACGAGGCGCTTATGGCGCTCAACATTACGGCGGGGCTATCGCACGACGTTGCGGCAAGCGCCCCGCATGACGGGCAAGCGTGGATTATCGGCAGTTATTACGTCATAGGGGCGTATGGCGGCTGGCAGCTCGTGCAGGTAATGGGCGACACGGGCGGCGTGCGATCCATTACGCAGGGATACGCTACGGCGCGGGAGATTCTCGACGCCATCAGCGCCTACCGCAGCGGCATGGCCGCAGGTAGACTAGCGGTAAGGGGGTAGCATCATGGCGTACCGATACACCAAGCTCGACGTGCAGCGCGCCCTCATAGGGCTATGCAGGGCGGCGGGCGTACCCGTCGCGGGCGGCGTAGGATCGTACCAACTACGGGCGGTAGATTCTACGGGGGCGCTCGCGCTATTTGAGCAGATTAACGACGGCGGCGGGCTACGTCGCCTAGCGGCGGGCTACACGGCTAAGACTAAGCGCGAGGCGTGCATGATGATCGCGGCCTACCGCGAGGGGATCGAGGCGGCGCGATCATGACGCTCGAAGAAAAGTGCAAGAAGATTGACGGCATTACCCGCGCTATGTCTGACCTATCTGGCGAGCTCATTGAGGCCGCCCCGCAACGGGCGGCGCTCATTGAGCTCGTGATCGTAGGGCTATGGTACGAGCGCGATGCGATTGTGAAGGAGATTGACGAGGCTATCTATGCATAGCAGGGCGGTGTGGGCGGCCTACGGCATGGCTGCCCTCATCGTTGCGTGCATCATGCTGAGCTATGTCGAGGGCGTGCGGGGGGCTGAGGAGCCGCCCCGTACGCCGCACGGCGTACCTATGTCTGGCGTTGCTACGTGGTACGGCGCACGATGCCCGAAGGGGGTGTCGGTGTATGGGCGTACCGATACCTGCACGCCGTATAAGAGCGTCAAGCAGGGCGGGCGCGGCGGCGAGCTTGTGCTTTATGCCGCCGTCGGCACGTTTACCTACCGCGCCAAGCCGTACCGCGTGCGGGTGTGTGTACGCGGTGGCACAAAGTGTGTCATCGCCGTCGTGCGCGACTATTGCCACGGCGCGTGGAAGGCCTTGCGCAAGCCATGGAATAGCAAGAGCCGCGTCATCGACCTAAGCCCGACACTATTCCGACAGCTTGCCCCGCTATCGAGGGGCGTGGTGTATGTGGAGATCACAGAGTTGGGAGGTGTGCGGCGGGGGTATTGACAAAATCTATGGGGGTATTCTAAGGTAATGCAGTTGGCACTTGCCAACATAGTAAGAGAGGGGAATAGCATGGTAAAGACAGGTAAGGAGCTCCGCAAGCAGTTGATCCTGACGGCGGCACAGGACTATCAAGCATGGAATAATCGACGGCGTTTATGGCGTCGGGTGTCTATCACCTGCGCGGCGTTGGCGGTGTTTTTTGCAGGGGTAGCAGTAGGGGGTGCAATCTCATGAGCGGATCAGCAGAGGTATACGTCAGCATTGACAACCAGAACACGGAGATCAGGGGTAGTATTCAGTCGCTCGTTGATACGGCGCTGTATGACCTTGGCTTCGATACCGCCAACAGGGAGCGGTATCAGGTTGGTCGCTATCAGTCTGGCCTCATCATTGAGGCGAAGAGCTACGGCTGCGCTTGGGAGGTATTTGATCGGGAGTGGGCAGAGAAGTTGGTGCGGGACATCGCCGTACTTGACGAGACTGCCGACGTGGAACTCTACGTCTACAACCTTGATCGTGAGGCCGACCTAGTGATGCGTACGAGTATGCTGTTCAGCGAGAACTACATGGAAAGGGGGGCAGTATGAGCGACAGGATTGAGGACGGAATGGTATTCCACGATTGCTACGGATGTGGCAAGGAGTTTAGAGAAGATGATGTGTCGTGGGCTACCGAGGACGGCAAGCTTACTACGCTGAAGGGCAATCCGTATTGCGACGCTTGCCTGCCAGAGGTAGGCGATGATGACTGACCAACTTACCTGCGATTGGTGCGGTGCTCCGATTGAGATTCGGGAGCCATACGTACCGCTAGATTGGGGAAACTTCCACGTCGGTAAGTGCGTGAAAGAAGCAGCAGCAGATGCGGCTATCTCAACACACGAGGAGATCGGTGTCGAGGCCGCACGAGAGGAAGGGAAACTATGAGCGAGGTATGCGAGCACAAGATTGACTGGATAGATTGCGACAAGAAAGGCCATGAGGAAGGGTGTTTCTTTGCCTCATGCAGAAACTGCGAGTATGAATCTTATGATTGCGAGGATCAGGAAACTATGAAGCTCACAACAGAGTACCGATGCCACAACTGCGGCAAGATGTTTGAGGCCGCAGCTTATTACCCAGCCGACGCTACGCCGCGTTGCCCCGATGAGGAGCAGCACGACAACCGCGTCAGCACCGAGGCCTTGCTTGAGAAGATCAAGAAGTCGATGGGGAGATTCTTCACCGTCGTCTTTACCAAGCGCAGCACGGGCGAGAAGCGCACGATGACCTGCCGATTGGGTGTCAAGAAGCACCTCAAGGGTGGAGCACGAGCGTATGATCCTGAGTCCATGAACCTCATGATCGTATGGGAGCCACGCTCGGCTATGTATAAGTCAATCCCAACAGACGCGATTGTCGAAGCAAAGATCGCGGGAAAGGTGTATCAGGTGGTCAAGTGAGCAGCGACTTTGATGACTTCATTATCGTTAGCAGCAGCAATAAGAAGGTGGCTGCTGATGTCAAGAAGGCCTTGCGTAAGAAGCTTGAGCAAGAGTACAAGGAGGCTGAGGAGGAGCGAACCTGCGAGAACGCCAAGCACTACCCCAACTGGAAGCATGAGAACGTCAAGCCTCGACCCTTCCGCTACGGCTGGAACGGAGCCGAGAACGCCTATGAGGAATCGGTAGACCTCTGCGACGATTGCTTTGAGGCCAGCCCTCATGCTTGACGCTGTTTGGTCAATAGTCAAGGTAATGCTCCTGCTCTTTGCGATGGGCTTGGCAACCAAGTGAACAACGCAGAGAAATGCAAGGAGTATTACTACAAGAATAGGGAGAAGCGCCTAGCCCAACTGAGGGCTTACCAAGAGCGCAACAGGGAGCAATACCTTGCCCAGAGGCGCGCAAGGTATCGAGCCAAGACGCGGGCTTGGGAGGATAAGGTTCAGAGCGATGAGCAGAGGGCGATGAAGCTCATCATGGAGGCGGTGAACTCGCCGTACACAAAGGTGAACGACGGCGGCGACCTGCATCCGCATGAAAATGATGGGTACTCCGAGGATCAAGAGCCAGAGGGCGTGGTCTGGATTGCCTCTCGACCAAGCGAGGTGCTCGTCGGGGTGAATCGGTACTCCTACAAGCCGTGGGTGGAAGCCGTCTTAGAGGCGGAGAATCGTGTATACTTACTTGTCCAGAAGGGACACGCCCGTGCTCGCGCGGTCGTAGACCTGCACTATGAGATGGCGTTAGCGTGCGATGGCTGCGGCCTCTGGTCGGCAGTCGGTCATCGTTCCTCACGGGATAAGTTCTCTACGGAGTACGAAACTGGTAAGCTTCTGGCGGCGGAGTCGTGCGACCCACAAGCGGTGCATAAACTCTTTGGCAAGGAGTTTGACCCAGAGTCAGCCTTCGACCGAGAGCACGCCGTTGATTATGGTGAAGATTCATCGCAAGCAAGAAGGGGGGCAAGCAATGCGGCAACCACCAAGAAGCGTAGAAGCTGAGGTAGGACTCATCGGGTCGTGCCTTATTGACGCAGACGCTGCGTCGTTAGCATCAGACATCACACCATCGGACTTCTCCAAGCCTAGCAATGGATACGTCTGGAAGGCAATCCTTGCCTTGCAGCAGCGTGGCGATGTGCTTGACGTGGTGTCGGTCGGTGAGGAACTCGCCCGTAGCGGCCATCTCGATGATGTCGGCGGCTATGCGTGCCTCTCCGACTTCATGGCGATGACCCCGACGAGCGCCAACGCCAGCCAGTATGCGGACTCCGTTCGCACAAAGGCGACGTTGCGGCGTATCCTTGCTGCGGCGAGCCGCATCTCGGAGATTGCCTACGCTGACCCAGCCGATGCGAACGAGGCGCTCGACAAGGCAGAGGCGGAGATCTATGCCGTCGCTCGCTCTGTCAAGAAGTCCGACTTCGCTGGTATGTCGTCGCTCGTGCAAGATGCAGTCTCTAAGCTGGATTGGATTCGGCACAACAAGGGCAGCGGCAGGGGCGTAGGCTCTGGCCTCGCCGCCCTTGACGAGATGACGGGGGGTTGGCAGCAGTCCGACCTCACCATCTTGGCTGCTCGACCCAGCGTAGGCAAGACGGCGATGGCACTCAACATCGCGCAGCACGCAGCCATCAAGGAGGGCAAGCGGGTGGCAATCTTCTCGCTAGAGATGAGCAAGGATCAGTTGGCTACCCGCCTCATGGCTGGCGTGTCTGGCGTAGACATCTTCCGTATCCGACGCGGCGACGTAGAGGGTATGGACTTGGCTCGCATCGCCACGGCGGTGTACCACCTAGAGACGGCAGCCATCTTCATTGACGACAGCCCAGTCGCTTCGCCCGTAGACCTGCGCTCAAAGGCGCGTCGGCTTGCGGCAGACGGCGGACTTGACCTGATCGTGGTGGACTACCTGCAACTGATGATGCCGACGAAGCAGACGAAGGAGGGCAACCGCGTGGTCGAGACCTCTGACATCAGCCGTGGGCTGAAGGCGATGGCTCGTGAGCTGAACGTGCCAGTCATCGCCCTCTCGCAGTTGAGCCGAGCAGCCGAGCATAGAGAAGGAGGCCAGCCACGATTGGCTGACCTCAGAGACTCTGGTGCGATTGAGCAGGACGCTGACCTAGTGATGCTGCTTTGGCGCCCGAACGGACAGGAGCATGGGCAGGCACGGGAGCGGGTAAAGTTGTCGCTCTCGAAGCACCGCAATGGTCCGACGGGAGAGATTGATCTGGTCTTCGTCAAGGCGACGACGACCTTTAGTGAAGGAGATTTGTAAGATGTTTGAGGGATTGAAGGCAGACGGATTCGATGACTGCGTAGTAGGAGTTGGGCGACAGTTCAATCATGACGTCGTAGTCTATGACCAAGACAAGATCATCAAGAAGTTAGCCGAGGAGTTTGCTGAGAACTGTGAGGATGCCCTTGTTGAGGACTCGGATTGCGACCACTACTCAGAGGCAGAGGAGTACTTCGAGTTCAACATCGTCGGCGGGTACGTCGGTGTCAACACCCCCGTGTACATCAGGCTCGGCTCACTTGACGAACTCATTCACGAAGAGTAGAATGTAGTAGATCGGGTGGCCCCCCTACCCGACTTCCGACCCCCATCTGAGGCATAGCAGATGGGGGTCATTCTTTTTCGCAGGCTGGGCAGCTACCAAAGTACTTGCCAGCGTGGTCGTGCATAGCAGAGAGGGGCAGGTCAGAGGGGATCTCTCGCCCGACGAGGGTCTCGTAGATGATGCCACTATCTCGGCACCACTGGCGCAGGGACTTACCTTCCGCGATAGCCTTAGCGCGGAATAGTTCCCTGATCTGTTCGTCCTGCTCGCTCACGGCGGATCAACTCCAATGCAAGGTGAACCCCGACAGCGGCA